ATCAAGATAGTTTTTTACTGCTTCAAGCAGTACTATTGGTAGGTTCATATTATCACCTACTTCTTGGTATTCTTTTTTGTAGATTTCTTCGTTGTGGTTTTCTTTGTTGTGGGTTTTTGGGGTGCTGGCTTTTTGGGTTCCTCTGGTTTACTGATCGCCTGAACAAAAGTACCGAGAGCGGACGAGGTTAAGGCCTCGTACCGCTCTTTGGTTACTTCGATTATCTGACCAGCCTGATAAATTGCCTTTGTACGCCCGTCTTTGAATGGCTTAATCACTTTTACCTTCATGAGGCATCACCCGCGGCAATCGGCGTATAGGTAACAACGATGATATATGTTTCAACGTTGTCGCCAACAGTCGAGGTTACGGTAATAACGTTCAAACCAGCGGCCAAGGTAATGGTATATTCTCCATTACTCGGTGAAATCGTGCTGGAACCCTTCTTTACGACGACAGTCGCGTTGCTATCCTTCGGTGTGACCGTCATAGTCAGCGTGTTGTTGTCGCCAGCGCTCGAATCATCCTCTACATCGGTAGCGTAGAAGTGGATATTTTCGTTGAAGCCGATATCGATTGTGTTTTCAAGTTCGTCATCAATCGTGACTTCCTCGATCCTCGCATCGAAGTAGCTTTCTACCCTGACAACAGGATAGAAAGGCTTCAGTCCGGAGATGTCGAGATACAGGAAGCTGGTGTTATCCATCGGGCGACCGGTACCATACAGTTTAATCAAGTAGTACCTTTCATCCTCAAGGAACTTATATTCGTCACTGTATTCGATTCTGCCATCTCTGCCAGTGCCGAGAACAGCGATATATCTCCGGCCGATACCGAGGATCGCCTTGCCGCTGGTTACATATGCAGACTGCACAACCCTTGTCGGGAACGGGAATCTGCTTACCCATGTGCCATCAGGCTGCTGGAACATGATTGCCGGCATTACTTTGGTGTAGTAGTCAACAGGGTTAACAATGAGCAACACTTCTCCGACAGGACGGTTCAGACTGTTAGGACCAATAGCGAGCGAAGCAATCAGGCCGCCATAGCTTTCCGGGCCAAAGTTACTTACGGGAACAGCCGTCTTTGCAGCATATCCGGTATTCTGGTTGTAATTTTCAAGGTCTCTTATCATGCCAATAGGCTCATAAAACGGATTCTGCCCGTTTGGTGTTTCGCCACGCCCGTTTATGCTCCCATCCTCAAGTCCGTTCGCAATGGCCTCATACAGTATGGTTCTGACATACCTGTCGAGCCATTCCGGGCCGAGGTCGAGCATAGCCTTACAAACCGGGACGTACGCAGACAGCTTGTTCTGGCTGAATTCAAGTTTTTTGAATTCTCCGCCGAGTGCCGTGCCGATTGTGCTGCACAGCTTGCCCCAGGTGGCTTTGAATCTGCCATCCATGGTGGAATACAGATACTCAGTTAAGGCTTCTGCGTTCTGGAAGTTGATGACGTCAAGCAGAGGATGGTTCTCTGTGATGTCCTCAAATACCGCATTGATTACGGTACTCGGCAGGACGGCGTCAAAGCCAGACAGCGCCTGCTTCGGGTTACTGGACTTCATTGCCTCAATCGTTTTTTCGTAATACTGTCTTTCCTCGGAAGTCAGTACCCTGACGCCGCGGCCTGCAAGTATTGTGTTGTCTGCGGACTGTACAAGTCCTTTCGCCTCTGCCAACACAGCTTCCTGAAGAATCTCTGTGAACTCATCAAAAGCCTGCGCAAAAGCCTGTGTGTCATCATTTTTGATGGCTTCTGCCATCTTGTTTTGGATTTCAGCTTTCTGTTGCTGCAATACATCAAGGTTTTTCATATTATCATTCCTTTCTGCCAATTACGGCGTTAAAAAATTTGATTGTGTTGTTTTCTTTTGGTGGTTCTGGTTCGCCTTGCTTTTTTATCTCGGCAGCAATCCTTTCATACAGCTTTCCCGCAAGTTCGTCAACGTCAATTTCAGTCGATTCTAAAACCGGAGTCAGAGGTTGTTCCACCTGTTTTTGGCTAACTAATGCAAACAACGCCTTTCTTGCACTGGCTGCCGCTTTGTCTGTTGCTGATTCTCCGACAATCGATGTTGCAAAGCCTTTTTCAAGTGCATCCGCTGGCGATAACCACGTTTCGTTGTCAAGCAATTCTTTCAGTTCATCTTCCGTAATGCTGACATGGCTTTTGTAGGCCTCGATTGATGCC